TGTGCCATATCTTGTGCTTCTATAGTGTGTTGAGTATGTAAGTCTGCTGCTGCATTAGCAGTTCCAGCAGCACTTAAAGCATGACGTTGAAAATATCTAAAGCCTAAAGAGTAAGGAGTATCGCTTGAAGTAAGACTTTGCTGTGAAATAGTGTGAGTAATACTACCAGCATCACTAAATTTTTGATAATACCTGTCAGGAGTATACCCCTGGGATGTTATGCTTGTTCCCCTTTGAGCAACAGACATCTGACCGTTTATGTTGATCCTTCTAAAACTTCTAGGGTTTTTAATATCTACATCAACAGCTTGACCACTTGTTGAAGCATTGATTGTGTTGACTTTTAATGTGCTCATTCTTAACTAGGTTTTGGGTTGTCTGTTTTTACCTTTTCACAGGCTGCGTAATATGCTGTAAGTTTACTGGAATCTCCCTTACTATTCCAGTACATAGCATCTGCAAAGTCACCAAGAGAAGGATAAAGAGGCTGTCTTGTGGATTGATAAGCTGTTGCTGCTGCTTCAGCATCTAATGTTGCTCTTGCAGTATCTATTTCAGATTGAACAAGAGTTACTTGCGTTCCATCTTCTTTAAATGCACCTGTAGCGTCATTTACATACCCCACCTCTGGATACGCTTTTAATATTGCTTCGTGATCTAAACTCATGCTGCAACCTCCATCAAAAAGATAAATGATGTAGCATTTTGTGGAGTAGAGGCATTTTGACATATTGCTGATCCACTATTTCCTGCTTCATACATAGAAAATTGAGTTTTATAAGTAGTTGCACTTGTCGTGTTAGGAGAGTCTAAAAAATGTATAACTTTTGTAAAGTGATGATTCATACTGGTTATATTTCCACCACTTATAAATTGATCATAAGAACCAGTGCTGTTTCTTGCACCAGCGAAAATTGTTGTTCCTCCTCTAAGTAAATTAAGTCCAGCACCAGTACCACTAGCAGCATTAGCAAAAAACATTTGCTGTTGAACAATAACAAAAATTTTACTGCTTGCACTTGTTGGCGTTATAGTTCCACTTAAATTTGTATCAGCCATAGTTACAGTTGTATTTGTTGCTGTTGTGGTAGTTGAGTCTTGTACAACTTGTAAAATATTCCCTGCCCTAGCAAGAGTATCAATAGTTGAATCTCCATCACCAGGTAATAATAATGTTCGATCAGCAGCAGGGTTAGAACTAGGTGCAGCTATTATTACACCATTTCCACCGCTATGTTTTAGTTTAATTTGACTCATGGTTTAGGATTTGCGTCTTTAACAGCTTTGATGTGGGTAGCCCACGTTCCAGTTGTATCTAGTTTACCTGCAACTATATCCTTGTACAACATATCAAGTTGATCTCCGAAAGAAGCGTAAACAGTAGAACCATTTTCTGTTCTATCGGTTTTATAATTTAATTTATTAAGTTCAACTCTTGCAGCATCAACTAGACTCTGATCTAGTGTGATCTCTGTTCCATCTTGCTTAAAAACACCAGCATCATCATCAACAACTGCTGCATCTGGATATGCTTTGATAATAGCTTCATGGTCGTATTTCATTAGGATGCCACCTCAATAGCAGTTATCATACTTGAACCTTGATAATTACTACCAGCATCATTTAAAACAAAAGTGCCTGTGTTGTGTATTTCCTGCACAGAGTATGTTATCGAACTTGTTGTACTCGGACTATCTAAAAAATGAAAATTAATTGGTACACCCCTTGTACCATTATGACCACTTCCACTAATACCTTTAAGTGATGTACCTCCTACAGTACTTTCTCCAAGAGCTGTGCTATCTCTTCGTAATCTATAAGCTAATTTCATACTCGTAGATGTGTGCATTGTTAATGCGACTAAAACTAAAATTTTACTTGATGTTGAAGCAGGTGTGATGTCTACACTTAAACCAGTAATCGTATTATAAGTATCATCAGTAGTAAGACTTAAAGAAGATGTCCTTGTATCTGTTACAACTTGTAGGACTTCACCAAGACCGGGATTTGCTTTTGCTGCAGTAACAGAATTAGCTGCCAACATATCAGTATCTACAATTCCATCAGGCAAACCTCCAACTGAAATCCCTGTTACTGTACCATTTCCGTTTATAACTACAGCCATTATTTACTTACGACCCTCCATGTTTTTACTTAAGTTTATTATATACATTTTTATACTATAGTCCATGATTCTCCTGCACCAACTGTAACTGTAGCTCCACTTTGAATTTCTATAGGGCCAAAACTCCCAGCGTTCTTACCATTTGTAATTGTATAGCTCTGGGTAACAGTTTGGTCATTCTCCCAAAATATTTCATTACCCCCACCACCAACTGCACCTGCTCCAGCAGCAGCCCAACTTAACGTACCAGAGGCATCAGATACAAGAGCATAGCCAGAAACAGCAGCATCTTCAGCAGGTAATGTCCACATAACACTGCCATCGCCATCGGGGTCTGCATTTGCTGGTGCTTTAAAACCTACATAATGACTAGAATCAGAGTCAGCAAACCTAAGTTCATTTTGTGCTTGGAGCGTTAATCCATTAGCATCAAATAGCATTTGTTCTGTACCAGCAGAAGAAAAACCCATTACATCTGCGGATTTTCTAAATAATCCTAAGTTTGCATCGGTATCAAAACTTAATGCAGGTGCAGAAGCACTATTAGAATCATCAAGTAATAACTGGCCTGTCATTGGTGCAGTAGATCCACCTGATCGTGGTAGTAAACCTAAATTTGGTGTATCAATATTCCCTATATCAGTAAAATCACCATTACTTGAATTTCTTACCTTTAAAACCTTTGAAGTGCTATTTAAAAAAAGCATACCAGCTACGCATTGACTTGATGCCATATCTGAGTCAGCACTTTCAGCATTTTGTCCTTGCAAAGCCTTAAAACACGCTTGTATATCCAGCCTTACAGCTTGACCAGAAGCATTATCTATAGTGAAATCTGATACAGATAGTCCCATAACTAATTACTTTTTGCCTCCATTCTACCCTCCTTTGCCAAAACCAACAGCACTGTAAGTAAATTGTCTAATTATACTAGCACCACTTGAGTTTTTAAAATGAACAGTAAATTGAGTTCCAGAAATACCACTTAGTTCAAAAAAATCTCCTGTTGCCATGTTTTGAGGAGAAATATTAACAGAAGGTTTTGGAATACCTGTAATGCTAGACGTACCAACAAAAAATGGTGCTGCAAAAGTAACTGTTTTTGCTCCAGCACTTCCAGTTCCATCTCCTGCTGAATCAGAAAAAATTACAGCCGATTGTTCAGTTCTTGATGGCATCTCTGCTGAATAACCTAGTTGTTGCAACAACATATTTTGAGCAGGGTCACTGGTTTCTAGTGTTGCTTGAAATTGAAAACCTCTTCCTTTAAATGTTCCATTTGCAAAAGTATTAAAATTTATACTACTAAAATCTGAATTTGCATATGACGAACCACTTGGAGCAGTGGTTGTTGTTCTTACTGCTACTGTAGCGTTTGCACTATCAGCAGCATCTCCATCCCAATCTTCAAAAGTATCAACCAATCCAACTCTGTCATCCCATAAAGCAGAAGGGAAAAAACCAGCACCCTGGAAGTGTCTTTTTAATACAAGAGAAAAAGTGCCTTCTAGATCAAGAATATCTGCAAAAGTATATGTCCCTGTTGCTTTAGTAGCAGGACTTGTAATCGAAATATTACTTAAAATTAACCCACCCTTAGTTGAATCATATTGAGTATTGCTAAATAAACTACTTGTTGTGTTATTGAAGGGAGGACTATCGTTATCTTCTCTATCAGTTTTAACAGTAATAGAATCAACAATATCAACAAGAGAAAGATTTACACTAGCTGCTGTAGTACTAAATCTTCCACCATCATCTTGAAATTTGAGAAGATAAGTACCAGCTAAAGCAGGAACAATTACTTCAGTAGCATTACCAGCTACAGCCTCTATAACATCTTGAGCAGATTGGAATGTAGCAGATACTCCAGTTTGATTTGTATGTCTTACATAAACACGACCACCATGAAGAACATCTACAGCAGTTGCTTGTGTAAATCTTAATCTTACAAACTGTTCATTAATAGGTTCAATAGTAAGTCCAGAAACATTTTCTGGTAATGCACTTTTACCAACCGCAGTAAATGTGGCTTCTGCTGGATTTGAAGATAATTTTAACCCTGCGTTGTAGGAAAATACTTGAATTGTGTAAGTTCCTTTTACAGTATCTAAAATCTCATAGTCGCTACTGAACACAACTTGAGAAAAGAAATTACCATTTTGTAATTTATAGGTGACAAGATATTGAGTTACCCCTTTTACTGGCTGCCAATCAATAATTAATTTACTTCTGGCAATGTTATTAATAACAACTGTTCTTTCTGAAACTGATAAGTTACTTGGAGAATCAGCAGGTGCATTTAACAAAGATACTGTCCTTGTTGCTAAAGGATCTCCATTCTCAATAAAAGCATACTTATTTTCTACATAAGATAAAGCTGTAATTACATAGTTAATATCATCTTGTTCTTCTACTTGAATTACTCTAAATAGTTGAGTTTGTAAAGTTGTACTTGATATTAGATAAGGAGCGTTTGTAGGAGGTGCTGAAGAAAAAGCGGAACTTACTGTTAAAACTGCTCCTGTAATATCGGATATAGTTCTTGATTCAACTGATCCATCGGACAGAATTACACTGATGGTTGGTGCATCATTTAATGCTGGTAAAGTTGTTTGAGCTTCTGCATCAATAGTGATAGCAGTAGTTGTTGCAGATACAACACGACCACCTCTTCTTGCTCCTGCTCTTACTGGATCGTTTATTTCAATAACAGAACCAGGTCTAACAACAATTCCTGCATCTATTGAAGTTGAAAATGTAACTGTCTCACTTTCATTTTGTTCAGCGAAGAGGATTGCACGGCCTAATCTGGCAGCTTGATTACGAGAGGTACAGGCAAATGCTTTTACCTGTTTTACTATCGTTCCAAATTTTGCTATTGCTGCTGTATCTTCTATTACCTCAAAATCTACTTCTCTTGAGTCCATGTTGAAGTAGCTAACCGAAATAACAGTATGTCTAGTTTTTAAACTACTTCCCGAATATGCAAACCCGCCTTCTCCGACATTAGCTAAGTTAAATAAGTAACTAGCTGTTGTTGGTTTGTCTTGAGATATAGTGACAGAACCAGCAGACCATATAGGCATACATCTCATAACACCAGCTAAATCATTTATTGCGTTAAATGCTTCTTTAGGACTTTGTATATTTACATTGCAACTAAATCTTGCTTCTGTTCCACCATCACCGTCATCTACTGCTTCATTAGCAAACTTACTGGCAGCTACAAAACTAAATAAATCTAAATTACTGTCAGTAACGTGATCTCCCAAGCCATATCTAGTGTTTGTAAGTAGATCAAGTAAACACATCGCAGGGCAATTTGTATAAACAGCAGCACCCATAACTCCATTGAAAATATATCCATCTGGGTACACTATCCTACCCGTAGCATTGTCCACAGTAGGAGTACCAGAACTAGATGCACCTGCTCCTGGTATTCTTACTTTTATACCTCTAATACGATATTTTCTTGTGGGAATACGATTGAACTGTTTACTATCTAAACGGAGAGCAGTATAAGCACTATTAGCATATGTCGAATTGTTATCAATAACTTCTTGAAGACTTGTAAATTGAAAAGTATTTACTCTTGATGATTCTGTACTATCTGCTGTTATACGACTTACTCTCACATCTACTGGAAAAGCAATTCCAGCAGTTATTTTGCTACGATCTAGAGTAATTCTATGGTCTCTAGCATAAGCATCTGCTGTTCTTCCGCTAACTGAAAGTGAATCTGGTAATCCAGAAGGAACTGCAAAACCCCCAGATTGATATTGAACTTCTAATTTATATTCGACAGTATCTCCTCTAACATCTCCGTCATCTTCTAAAACTTGAATCTGAGGCCACGTTAAGGTAATAACTACAGCATCTACATCTGTATTTGTAATCTGTCTAGTTACCGCACCAGTTAATCCAGCAATTTGAGCAGTCCATGTAACTTGATTATCAGTTATTGTCTGTCCAACTGTGGCAGATGCAAAAGCAGAAGGCTCACTTGTACCACTTTGTCCTGCTACTGTACATTTAAAAACTATTCCAGTTGTTGCTTCGGTTGAAGTTACTATGTTTCCAACAGTATAACTTTTACTTGCTTCCCAAGCGGTAGCTGCGTCAGTGTTTTGAACATCTACTGCAACAGCAGTAGGTGACCTGCTTTCAGCAGGAATACCACTCATCGCAGTTTGATTTGACGTTCCAAATTCAGTCTTAAAAGTTACATCTTTAAAATTAAAGTCACCATCACTAGGACTAGCACTTGTGGCACTTGAGCGTAGTACTGGAGTATCGTCAAGAAAAACATCTTTTAAACTTGCGTTAGTGTAGGCAGTTGTACCTTTGGTAAGACCTTCTTTTGAAGCACTAGCAAATCCTTCAATTTCTCCTTCAGAAATTAAATCTTGAATAGTGGCAAAACTTCTACTATGTAAAGTATCAGGAGCACGATAAGGAGGTGGGGGTGGAGCAGGTGGGCCTCCAGATCCTCTAATAAGTTTAGTTTCGTCTGTCATGCTTCTACCTGATTAGTGTCAATCGCTGCACTTATTACAACACTTCCTGTAATTATTTCACCATATACTATTGGAACGGGAGTACCAGCCCTTGATGTATTTTGCACTCCACTAAAGTTAAATGATAATTGTGGATCTTCTTCAGAACTAAATTTTTGTGGTTCTGGTAGAGGAAATAACATCTCACTAACTCCCATAAGTGTTAGTCCTAAACCTATATTTGCCAATGTTGCTGAAAATGCACCCATAGCTCCTGATCCTGCTGCTGCTGAAAAACCACTAAATCC